ATGCAGAAGGGTATACTTTGAATTTTCTTTTGGCAGCTGCTTTACCACGTGGACATAACTTACCCATCAGCGTTTCTTACCTCCATGCTTGCAGCCACATTTTGATCCTTTCTTGTGTGCCATTATGCTCTTGGGATTTTAATTTTTGATCTAATTTTATCATCATTAACTCTACCAGCACCTAAGTTTGGCATGTATTTACGCATGCCGGGATCGTACTTGATAGGTGTGCTTGGGCCATCGTTGAGAGCGATAGCCTTCTTGTTACCTTTGCGAACCTTTTTAGATCCGTCTTCTGAATAAGTGATTGCCATTATGCTTTACCTTTTTTCTTTTTCTTTCGATTAAAGATCTCATCCATTAACATATCTCTACCGGCATCTTCTCTGGCTTTTTTGTTCTGCCTAGCTTCTAGTATATCCCTCTCTATTTCGTAGTCAGGGCCAAGCTGTGCAAGTCTTTTTCTCTCGCTAATAGTGCGAGTCATCCTTCCTTTTTCGTCGTATGTTTTAGCCATTAGCATTTCCATCTGCGTAAGGCAAGTGCCTTTCTTGTGGGCTTGCCGTTTGGTTTTTTGAGCGGGCCTTTCATGCCAGACATGCGAGCACAAAATGACCTCTTTCTAGCCCCTCCTCCGGGCTGTGGAGCTTTGAGATTAGAGCCAGTGGCACGATTGTACTTGGCTCTTCCCTTAGCTGTCAGGCCGCCTTTGCGGCTCTTCTCACCTCTGCTCCTGTGATTTTATCTCGGGGTGGTGCTACTCTGGCGATCTTCATTTGACCGGCAGAGTACTTCTTCTTACCAGCTGGCTTAGGCATTACCAAATACCGGGTATGATTTGCCCTGTCCAAGCGTAGTTGAGTAGAGCTGCGACTATGCCTATCATAGCTAGTCTTCCGTTAAGCTCCTCTGCTGGATGCCATTTCTGATTTTCGTGGTTGTGGTGTGTCATGCTTCGTTTACATTATTTGATGCTTTTTTATTTCTCTTGAATACCTTGTCGGCATTTTGTTTAAACTTGTTGATGTTTCTTAGATCATCAAGGTAAGGAGTAGAGAATACACTCTTACCTTTTGCCAGTCGTGGAGCTGGCACGTATGGATTTTTGGGATCTTCTTTTGGTGCTTGGTAAGGCTGGCCGGGAGATCCACCTTTTCCCGGCTTTATCTTTCTAGCCATTATCTTCTGGATTTAACTCCTTTCTTTTTGTTAGCTTTTTTTAGTTTTTCAAGAGCCAACTTTTTCTTCATGGCTGGTGTCATTTTGCCTTTAGCTGGCATTGATTTTCCGTAATGTCCGGGCATGGTTAAAACTCCAAGTTGTTTGAACGATCTAGTTTTTCAATTATGTCTTGTCTGTAAGCAGGGTCATTGTCATAACGAGGATCACTCATTGCTCTGACTAACTCTTGCTGACTGCGGAAGACATCGCCGCCTGTTTTTGGTGGTTTACCTGTGTACATTTTTCCTTCAAATCCATTAGCTGCTTCGTACTGTGACTTCAAGCCTGCAACAGCTATGTTGATAGCCTGCACACTTCCTGTAGCTACGATGCTATCGAAAGCTTCTTGTGCTTGTGCATCTAGATTATCTTGTGCCCAACCTATGATGTTGGAATAAGCCTGCTCTCCACCAACTGAGTTTTTAACTTGGTTGATTTCTGCATCTGAAAGATCAGTCGTGTCTGACGACCGGGCTTGAAACTCAGGTGTACCTTGTACTTCTAAGTATGCTTCGACTAGCTCTTTGCTAGACATAGAGGAGAACTTCTCAAGAGTCTCTTCTGAGAGCTTGCCGTCATTGGCATAGAACTCATCGTTAGCTGATGTAATTAAAGAAGCACCGTCAGAGAGCGTAGTCTCCTCCGGCTCCTCATCAGCTGACTCTTGTTGTACTTCTCCCTCCTCTCCGTTTTCTCCTAACTTTTTCTGCAACTCTATGTAAGCCTTCTCAAGCTCTGCTGCATCTTTATATTTACCAGCCAGTAACGCTTCCTGATCTCCTTGCAGCTTTTCACCAATCTCAAGATTCTCTTGCTCTTCTGGTGTTAAGCTTGTAGCTATGGTTTCAGTGGTTGTTTCTGGTTGGTATGATAATGTTTCTGCCATTTATTCTGGTGGTGATGTTGTTTCTCCAAAGTTTTCTGTTGCTGCTCCTAGTCCTAGATTCTCTCCTAGCTGTTGTACACCCTCTGGGTTCTTACTTGGATCCATGAGAGGTGAGCTTGCTAGTTGTCCAGCTTGTCCTAGTAGCTGTTGCTGAGTTGCCATAGCTTGCTGCTGTTGCATCTCAGACTCCATAGTTTCTGGAGACTTGACTAAGTTGAGTACATCAATACCTTGTGCAGCTGCTAATCTCTTGATAGCTTCGGTAGGATCTATGAATCTCTGTAGAGCTTCTGGCCCCAGAGTCTGAGCTATAGTTCCGATGAACTGTGTTAGTGCCTGTTGATCCTGACCTCTACCTAGAGCATTGACTCCAGCTACGATCTTTGGTCTTACCAAGTCTTTTGGTAGTCTAGGTATTTGATTTCCTCTTTGCATGACTAGAAGTATCCTGTTCAAGTATGGTATCAGGAACTCAACCGTCAGTAGAGAGAACAGTCCTCCAAGGGATTGCTCTAGTTCTAGCTGAGTTAGGCGTACCTCTTCAGCTGTAACACGCTCTGCCTGCCTGACGTTCATAACCAAGAAAGCTTCTAGTATTCTTTTTTCTATTTGTGTAGACAAGTTAGCAGCTGTCGCAAAGTCAGCCGTCTTACCTACTTGCACTACTCCTACGTCCTCTGGCCTACCTTGTATGATAGCTCCATTGCCTGCCTTGGCTAGTGTTCCGGGTTTGGTTGTAGCTGATGGTGAGACAAGAAAGATAACTTTACTTGCTACACTAGCACCTTCTACTAGAGCTTGAGCCAATCCATTGAGACTCCTTAGATCCCCAATAAACTCCTCTACTCTACCTCGTCCATAGTCTTCACCATCGACAGTGTTAAATCGAAGCACCAACCAAGGTGAAGCGTTCTTGGGAGCTGTACTGCGTGACCCGGGAAGTACTTGTCCATCGACTTCCTGATGCCATAGCCAGCGTCCACTACCTTCATCCAATCGTACGTAGGTGTATACCTCTGCGTCGTCTTCATCTGAGCTATAGTCGCCGTTTGCTTCCTTCGACGGTACTTGACGCTCAAGACCAAGTACTTTTCTATCAATCATTTCTTTTGTAACTATCTCTAAGACGTTACCATTACCATCTCTGTTGACTACAAACCTGTTCAAAGGGTAGTGCTTCAAGCCATCTTTGGACATGAAGATAAGAGCATTACCTGAGACTATCAAATGCTTCAGTGCTTGATGGACAACCACTCTGTCACTTGATGCAGCTATGTACTCCATGATGTTTCGTTCTATCTTTGAGAATGATAGATCTAACTCACTTCTAGTCTGCGGGTCTATCTCTTCACCTATCTTATCATCTCTGATCTGTAGTTTGAAGAAGGCTGTCTGTGGTGGTAGCATTGCTAACATTAGCTTTGCTGACAACGTAACTACAGCTTTAGCTCCGACTGATTGGAAGGGCTGTAGTAAAGTTCTTTTACCTTTGTAATTATCATCACGAGTTACAAGGTATGGTAAGGTAAGCTCAGAGGCTTCTACAGCCACGTCAAGGAACTGTGTTCTACCTGACTCTAACTGACTGTAGCGTTCTCTAGCTTTAGACATTTAGTCCTCCTGTACCAGCACCACCGCCACCGCCTGTATTGACGTTGATCTTTAGTGCATCTGTTCCGGTTTTCTTACCAGCACCGGGGCTGCTCTTCTTCTGTCCTGAGCCATACTGTACTTCAGCAGTATCATCTGGATCAAGAAGTTCTTTCTTTTCTGGTTTTACAGCTTCTTGTTTTTGTTGTTGAACTTTAGGCTGAAATGTTTGTTGTGGCCCGGGTAGGGGTGTTGACCTACGGCCACCTCCGAATACACACATGTTATTCTTCTAGTATAGATTTAATATATTGTACCACTTCCCATTGTCCGGAGCGATACATAATGGAGGCTAAGTCCTCCTTGGGGTGGACAGGATACCAAGCGAACTTGGATTCCAAATCCTCTACTAACGTCTTAAGTTTTTCTGAATGAAAGTTAAGCGTATTGGGGGAGGTTTGTATTTGCATGTTCAAAGAACGCTGGCATGCGAGCTGCTTTTGTGTCGGCAAACTGTGGTGCTTTGCCTTCATACATCAGCCGGTCGCTCGCATCCAGCCAAAATGTTTTGTCTAAATATTTATCCGGTGAAGTTTTTAAGGGGTTTAGTACCCATGCGATAGTTGCTTTCCGAAGCTTATCCAAAGAATTGCTAGGAACAAGACCCAGCTCACGACATACGAGACTATTAGTCGCAACGTGTATTTGTTCATCTCTGGAAATATCAGCTGATACTGTTCTAAGAGCAGCATCACCAAGAAAGCGAAACATAGGTAATAGAACAAAGAATATAGCTCGCTCTGCAACGAGTGCTTTGAGTATAGTGTGGTCAGGATGTTGTATCCAAGCATCTCTTAATCTTATCGCCTCCATTTCAGCAATCGGATCAGACCCATGGGATTCAACAATGAAACCCAGAGCGAGATCATGCTTGATCTCATCTTTAACGTTTGACTCAAGAAGTGTCCTCGCTGCTTCCGGGACTTCTTTGTCCAAGCCTTGTGAAATAAATTCTCCAACTGGTAGCTCCATATGACGTATTGCGAGAGCACGCTTGATGGTTTCTTCAGCACCAGATCTTACCTCCCCTTTGGTGGGTTTTACGGGAGTCCATGTTCTTTTTCTTTCTAATAATTTTGTATAAGGGTTCATTGTTGGCAGTCACATTCGATTTTGTTATCAAGAATACCATCCAAATAATCCTGTATGTCAGTATCTCCAAGTGCTGCATAAGCGTCAGACTTATCTTGGACATCACCCATAACTTGTAATGAATAGTACAAAGAGGTCTGTGGACTATGTAGCCACTCCTCTATAAAAGCTTCATCATATCTAATCATGTCGCTCCAGCTGTTGAAGCTGTAGCCATGAAGCAATCCTGTCCTATCGAGCATGGTCATGATTTCGTCTGCTACACGCTTATATGCGTCCCATCCTACTTCACTTGCAATCTCAACGTCGCCATAGTTGACTCTCTCTACTCCGAACTCGCCAGAGTCTCTGTCAACCATCTTTGCTATTGGGGGTGCTATCTCGGGTGTGCATGTAA